CAGGTGCCGGAGAGACTGCTGTAGCAACTGCAATTGTAGGTACCGGACAAACGGTAGCATCTTTGAGAATAGCAAACCCTGGTGCTGGTTATACAGTTGCACCAACCGTAACAATTGCACCCCCACCAGTTCTTTCCGGAATTGGTAATTATATTTTCAATGAGGAAATATTTGGATCCATATCTGGAACTCGTGGTAGAGTCAAATCGTGGGATCTTGATACAAGAGTTCTTAAGGTGTCTTTTGTAGATAATGCTGCAACAAAAGAATTTTATCCAGGAGAAATTCTTGTTGGATCTGCGTCAAGTGCAATTTATTCTGTCCAATCATATGATACATGGGACCAATATGATAAATATAGTGAAAATGTAGAAATTGAAAACGCAGCCGAAGGCATCGTAGATTTTTCAGAATCAAATCCATTTGGTACATTCTAATGCTTGGAACATATTACTATCATGAAATTATCAGAAGAACTGTCATTGCATTTGGAACAGTTTTCAATGATATTTACATAAGGCACAAAGATTCCACTGGTGATAGTATAAGTGAAATGAAGGTTGCTTTGGCATATGGTCCAATTCAAAAATTTCTTGCCAGAATCCAACAGCAACCAGAATTAAATAAACCAATTGCCATTACATTACCCAGAATGGCATTTGAGATGACATCTATTCAATATGATGCGACTAGGAAAGCAAATATTACTCAAACATTTAAAGCATCTGATGGGACAAATTTAAAAAAAGTTTATTTACCAGTTCCATATAACATTGGATTTCAATTAAATGTAATGACAAAATTGCAGGATGATGCCCTGCAAGTAGTTGAACAAATACTACCTTATTTTCAACCATCATTCAATCTAACGGTAGATTTGATTGATTCTATTGGAGAAAAAAGAGATATTCCCATCGTTTTGGATAATGTATCATTTACTGATGATTATGAAGGAGACTTTTCAACAAGAAGAATATTAATTTATACCTTTAACTTTACAGTAAAAACATATCTGTTTGGTCCTATTGCAGATTCTACAGATGGTATTATTCGTAAGGTTCAGGTTGATTACTATAATTCAACAGATATTGCAACAGCAAAGAGAGAGATGAGATATACACTTACTCCAGATCCTATTGATGCAAATCCAGATGATGACTTTGGGTTTAATGAAACTTGGCAAAGTTTTGAGGACTCTAAAACTTATAGTCCAACACAACAAAGGGATATTTAACCTAGTATGAGTAATACATTTGACAGTTTAGATTCTGCTCTTAATATTGAAAGTAATATTGTTGAAGTAGAAAAGGTAAAAGATGATTTAAAGATATCTCCTTTAAAAGTGGATGATATTCAAAAAGATTATGAATACACCAGAGCAAATCTATACTCCTTAATTGAAAAGGGGCAAGAAGCAATTAATGGGATAATGGAGCTTGCAGGAGAAGGTGGAAGTCCAAGAGCGTACGAAGTTGCTGGACAGTTAATTAAGAGTGTTGGAGATGTGACAGATAAACTTATAGATTTGCAGAAAAAACTCAAAGATGTTGAAGATGAATCTGTAAAGACAACTAATAATGTGACAAATAATGCAGTTTTTGTTGGGTCAACATCCGAATTATCAAAATTACTCAAGCAAGGTTTTCTAAATAATAAGGAGTAATTTTACTATCCTAATGGGTTGGTCAGATAAATATAAAAAATCTATTGACTGCGACAATCCAAAGGGGTTTTCACAAAGAGCTCATTGTCAAGGTCGTAAAAAGAAATTGAAAGAGCAATTGAAACCATTTAAGACTGTTGAGCAAATTGCGAAGAAGCATCGTATGGAGGTTTCTTTCATCCAAAAGCAATTGGATATGGGTGAACCTATTGAGCATGAGCATACTAAAAATCATACTCTTGCTAAAGAAATTGCTCTTCAACATCTAGACGAAATTCCTGATTATTATACTCGACTCAAGAAAATGGAAGCATCCGCCAAAAAAGAACACAAAAAATTTAAGGATGTTACTGAAGAGCGAAGTGGGTCATTGCACCAGTGGTTTAAGGGATCAAAATCAAAAGAAGGAAAACCTGGTTGGGTGCAAGCAGACGGTTCTCCATGTGCCAATGATCCCGGAGAAACCAAAACTCCAAAGTGTTTTAGTAGTGCAAGACTCTCTTCTCTCAGAGCAAAAGGAAAAAAGGGAGAAGCAATTATTAAAGCAGCAGTGCGTAGAAAAAGACAGGAAGATCCGGGGCAACAGGCAAAAAGTGGTAGTGCAAAGCCAACGTTGGTTAAAACTTTTGCCAAAGGTAAAAAAGATCCAAATTACATTAAACCAGAACCAGGACTTAACGAAACGATGGAAATCAACGAAGCTCAAAGAGACATTAAAGGAGAGGGTAGTGGTAAAAAAGATGCCTGCTATCATAAAGTAAAGTCAAGATATCACGTTTGGCCAAGTGCATATGCATCTGGAGCACTGGTCAAATGTCGTAAAGTAGGTGCTGCAAGTTGGGGCACAAAGTCTGAAGAGACTGTTATTGATGAAGGTCAAAAGTGTTGGCCTGGGTATAAAAAGAAGGGCACAAAGAAAATGTTTGGAAAAACATACAATAATTGTGTAAAGGCAAATGAGGAAATGGAAATGAGAAGATACTGCCCCAAATGTGAAAAAACAGAAACGAGAGCGGAATGTAAATATGGTCCAAAATATTGGGATATGTTTTCCATACCTGAACCCCTCTCTCCAAATCAAAAGAAATATAGCATTGCTACTGTGCATCCTGGAAATTTTCCAGAGTCATATGATCATGAGTATTCAATGGCTCGCTCAGAAATTTCCACAATTATTTCTGCTGCAAAAAGACTTCGTAAGAAAATGAAAGGTGAAGGTAATATTGAAGCGTGGGTTCAATCAAAAATTACTAAAGCGGCAGATTATCTTGATGCTGCAGCAGATTATGTAGATAGTGGTGAGATGCAAAAAGAACAGATTAGTTTTGAAATTGGTGCAGGTCATAGACAAGCACAAAAAATGGCAAAAATTAGAAATCTTGCCACAGGAAATACTAATTCTGGTGAAAAAGCAGCAGCAGAAAGAAAGTTGCAAGGTCCAAAACTCCCTCTTGCGGATGAGTATCATCTCAAGTCATTCTCTCAATTTATGGAAGATTGGCAATCTGTAAATCGCAAAGACAAAACTGACGGGTTAAGTCAAAAAGCAGTTGATGCTTACCGTCGTGAGAATCCAGGTTCAAAACTTCAGACTGCAGTAACTGAAAAAAATCCAACAGGTAAACGGGCAGGTCGTCGTAAAAATTTTTGTAGTCGTATGTCTGGGATGAAGGATAAACTAACTTCTGCAAAAACTGCAAGAGACCCAGATTCAAGAATTAACAAAGCACTTCGTCGTTGGAACTGTAACTAAAATGAAATCTTTTCAACAGTTTATTTCAGAAAGCGTCAATATTGCTGGAGATTTCAACGGAAATCTCTATATGAATTCTTCACAACCTGAAACTACTAAAGAGTCCTTTCTTGCTGATGTAGTTTGGCAAGGAAGACTTTATCGTATGGAAGTTGAAGGTAAAATGATAGATAAAAATGAACTTGCTGAACAACTTCAGGGAGAATATCCCGGAGCAATCGTTCATAACGTTTATCCAAGTCAGTTAAATACTTCAAGAATTAAAAACGCACAACGATACAGACCAGAAAGATTGACTTGGAGTGATTGATTTATGGCACAATTTAATAAAAATGAGCAGGACTTTCTGAATCAAGAAAGGACCCTTTTTGAAGTCAATATGATTGCCAATAAGAATGGGCAAGTTGTTACTGTTGATAATCCATTTCCAGTATCTCTTGGAAGTTCTAGTATCACAATTATTGGCGACATTACTATTCCTGGAATAGTAACCGTTACAAGTTCTGCGGATAATCCAATTCATAATCACATAGTTGAAGTTGGGACAGGTGGAACATTAACAACTCCATATCTTCCAGTTGGTATTTCTACATTACTGAACACTGTATCAATTTCTAATACATCATTTTATATTCTAAATCCAGTCACATCAGTAACTGTAGGTGGAACTGTATCAATAGGAAATACTGTATCAATATCCAACACTTCATTCTATATTACAAATCCAGTAACATCAGTAACCGTAGGTGGAACTGTATCAATAGGAAATACTGTATCAATTTCTAATACTTCTTTTTATGTAACTAATCCAGTCACAACAGTCGCAGTATCAGGTATTGGTTCTACTGTTACAGTTCAAGGAACAGTAGGAATTGGAACAACAGGGCAGGTATCACTCAATCTCAATAGTGCTCCTGTAAGTTCCAGTAATCCTCTACCAGTCACAGGAACAGTATCAATTTCTACAACATCATCAGCATCTGTTACATTTCCACCAATAGCAACCGATGCATTTGGTCGTTTAAGAACATCATCCCCACTCACACTTTTTGATAGTTCGCATAGATACAGGGACAATAATCTTTGGAGTGGTTTAGTTGTTGGTACTGGTTCAACAGTTGGATTTTCAACTGCACAAGGTTTAGTAAATTTAACTGTTGGTGTTGGAAGCACCGCATCAATCATCAGAGAAACTACAAAAGTATTCTCTTATCAACCAGGAAAATCATTACAGGTATTGAATACATTCGTAATGAACCCAGCAAAAACAAATCTTCGCCAAAGAGTAGGATACTATGGCGCAGATAATGGGATGTATTTGGAACTTGATGGAAGTAATTTATATTTTGTGGAAAGAACTTTTGTTCCAGGAGTTGTAACAGAAACAAGAATAGCACAAGCAAATTGGAATATTGATACAATGCTTGGTGCAGGGCATCTCAATCCATCTGGTGTCACATTAGATATTTCCAAAGCACAGATTATGTGGATGGATATTGAATGGTTAGGACTTGGAACTGTAAGATTAGGATTTGTAGTTAATGGGCAATTTATTCACTGCCATTCATTCCATCACGCAAATATTATCAATACAACGTATATTACAACAGCATCATTACCTTTGAGGTATGAGATTGCAAATACTGGAATTACAACGAGTGCGAGCACATTAAAACAAGTTTGTTCTACTGTAATTTCAGAGGGTGGTTATGAACTTCGTGGAGTGCAACAAGCAGTAGGCACACCAGTTCAAACACCAGTCGATTTAACAACTGCAGGAACTTATTATACAGTCGCATCAATTCGTCTTAAAGCAACACCAAATAGATTAGATGCAATCGTAATTCTAACTGCACTTTCTATTTTAGGTATTACAAACAATGCAACTTATAACTGGCAAGTAAGAGCAAGTGGGACATCTGATGGTGGAACTTGGAATGATGCTGGTGGCGATAGTGCTGTTGAATATAAGATTGGTGGAGGAACTTATACTGGTGGAAGAATATTAGCATCTGGATATACGTATGGTTCCAATCAAGGTTCATCATCAGTAGATATTCTTAAAGAGGCATTATTTAAGTTTCAGTTGGAAAGGGATGCATTAACTGGAACACCTTATGAACTTTCTCTCGTTGCTTCTTCCAATGCTGCTGGTGCAGATATTCACGGGTCTATGGACTGGGAAGAAATTAGTAGGT